AGTAAACACAGATAGCGTAGAGAATATAAATATAAATGAGATACCGCCGTGGGTCTTGATCCTTCTAGTGCTAGGTTGGTTAGCCCCTAGTCCACAAGAAATGGGACGTGGTTTACTTACTCTAATAACAACACTGAGGAGAAAGAGTGATGGCAGCAAGGCTTAACAAAGCTAAGATGAAATGTAATAGTCCTAAGACTACACCTAATCATCCAACTAAATCTCATGTAGTAAAGGCGTGTGCAAATGGTAAAGAAAAGATTATCCGATTCGGTCAGAAAGGTGTTAAAGGCAGTCCTAAAGGTAGCGCAAGAAATAAAGCGTTCCGTGCTAGACATGCTAAGAACATTGCTAAAGGGAAAATGAGTGCAGCATACTGGGCTGCGAAAGTGAAGTGGTGATATGTGGATAGGAATCTTATTAGTTTGTTTCGATCCTATGGCACTATCCTGCAAGATCATAGCAAAACCAGAACCATTCTATAGTGAACAAGCTTGCTTAGAAGAAGCAGAACAAGTAGCAACTACAATACGTCAAGGCGGTGCGTATGCTACACCACACTGCCATAAAGTAGAAGGGAATAGTGCATAATGCCTGTTCGTAAAGTAAAGGGTGGCTACCAATGGGGTAAGTCAGGTAAGGTGTATCCAACACGTGCTCAAGCTGAACGACAAGCCAAGGCAGCATACGCATCAGGATACAAGAAAAAGAAAGGAAAGAAATAATGCCATACAAGAACGGAAAGAAAATGCCTTACGGAAAAAAGGCAACACCTAAGAAACCTGTTAAGGTAATGAAGAAGAAAAAGAAGTAATGGCTAAACCTGTATGGGAAAAGAAACGTCCCAAGAAACTAGGAAAGTCTAAGCCTCTTACTGCAGCACAGAAAAAGAAAGCTAAAGCTAGGGCAACAAAGGCAGGACGTAAATACCCTAACATGATTGACAACATGTGGGCATCTAAACAATAAAGAAAACCCCCAAGGAGAAATCCCTGGGGGTTTTTTCTTATTGGTGTATATCGCACCATCGTTCTCGTAGTCGTTGTAGATACCAGATAGCTTTATCAATATCCTCTAAGCCATTCTTGTACTCACAACGCCACATGTACTTGAGTACGTTTGCTGCGTGTGGTGCAATACTACCTGACATCTTCTCTGTCATAGCTTCTATTGCATCAATGCACTCAATACCACTGTGATTGTAGTGTATCGGGTTGTTTACTACATCATTCTTCTTCTTAATCTTCTTGTACTCCTCGTCTGTAAAATCAGGATACTCGTAGACGTAACACTCACCACAGTATCCATCGTCATCTAGTAGGTTGCCACAGTCATTGCAATTAGACATTCTCCTGTCTCCATTTCAACTCATGGACTAGCATGTTCTGTTCGTATGTAGACATGATCATCCAATCTCGTATCTCTTCGGGGGTGCGCTTACACCCTACACAGTATCCATCCTCTAAACGACAGACCTTGATGCAGGGTGTAGGCACATCACCTAACTGTTTACGGTTCCTACTCACACTGACGTAGACCAGTAGCAGGATCGAAGTAACAAGCACCACCTTCATCTACGTAGTCTTGTGTCTCTTCTACTGTAGGCTCTTCTACTACATCTTCAGAACTAGATGCATTCAAGATACCGTACCGTTTACCTGCTGCACGGAATGTAGTACAACCAGATGCACCGCCATCGTAGGCATCCATGTACACCTGCTTGAACTCTTCCCAAGTAACATCAGCACCTACGTTACAGGTTTTACTACAAGCACTATCAACAAATCGAGATGCTACATTCAACACCTTGACATGATCAAACACTGATAGTTCGTCTGCAGTCTTTCCTTTAACATTGAACACACGATAACCATAGTCTTCTACTCGTTCTGTTCTTGGACCGTCAAAGGTCTGGATAGTTCTGTCGTAGAAATGTGAGAAGACAGGCTCGATTCCAGAGGATACGTTGTCGGCTGACAGACTGATAGTTCCTGTTGGAGCAACAGAAAGCAGATGACTGTTACGAATACCATGATCGCTAATGAGATCACGGATATCATGAGGAAGAGACTTAGCAAAGTCACTCTCAAGATAAGCTTGAGTAAAGAGAGGAAACGGCCCCTTCTCAATAGCCAGTTCAACAGAAGTACGATAAGCGACATTCCTGATTACCCCCATAATCTCTTCAAGGGTTCGTAGGAATTTGTCGCTACCATATTCAAACCCTAGTGCTTCAATAGCATTTGCTACACCAGTAACACCAAGGCCCATGCGCCGTTTACTTTTAGCTTCTTGCTCCTGTTCTTTTAGTGGATACACTGCACGATCAACCACGTTATCCATAGCACGGACTACATGTGGGATGTCGTTACGTAGTTGGTTCATGTTGAAGACATACTTACCTTCATGATCTACAATATACTTAGTTAGGTTGAACGAACCTAGTAGACATGCACCGTTAGGCGGTAGAGGTTGCTCACCACATGGGTTAGTAGCTGCAATCTTCTCTGCGTACCATAGGTTGTTCTTCTTATTGATACGATCAATGAAGAGGATACCAGGCTCTGCCCAATCCCATGTACTACGTAGGATGTCATCCCATAAAGCACGAGCACTAACTGTTTTGTAAACACGTCCATCAAACTGTAGATCGAAGTCTCTGTCCCACTTTACTGCATCCATAAACTCATCTGTCACACCTACAGAGATGTTGAACTGAGTCAGTGTATCGCTGTTGTTCTTGGCACGAATAAACTCTTCAATGTCTGGATGATCAACACGCAACACACCCATCTGTGCTCCACGACGATGACCTGCGGATGCAATAGTTCTACACACAGCATCAAAGATTTCCATGAACGAGAGAGGGCCAGATGACTTAGAGTCTAGTGACTTGATCAGTGTACCACGTGGACGTAATGTTGAGAAGTCATAGCCAATACCACCACCTAGGCGCATAGTCTCTGCAGCACGACGAGCAGCTTCCATAATACCGTCCATGCTATCCTCAATAGTCATAGATACAAAGCAGTTGTATGGTGTTACACGACGAGGCGCACCCATAGCAGACTGTACACGTCCTGCAGGTAGGAAGCGTTGGTTGTACAGGATGTTACGGAAGTTGTTGAAGTGTGATTCATTATCCTTCAGTGCTTCAGCTACACGTGTCATAGCTTCCTTGAAAGTCTCACCCTTGCTACGATACTTCATAGCATGAATCTCTTCACTGATTGCTATTGTTGGTCCGTATTGTTCAGTCATCTTTACCTCGTCCTCGCATTGTCTTGTCTTCACCTAACCACACCAGACGATCAATGTCTGCACGGCTAATTCCTATATCATTTAGTTCTTTATCAGTAAGTGCATTAAGCTGCTTGATTGTATTGCGATGTTCTCGCCACGTAGCTAGGTAGTTTAAAAACCTCCAGAACCACGTCATTCCTGTTTTCTTTTTACTCATTACCGTTTGTCCCCACTCCCTTGTATGACACCACGTTTCTTACGATCATGTAATTTTTCTAGGTTAGCTGTAGCTAGGTCTGACATATCTACATTTAAGTCACGACACAATGCTGCAATGTACCAGAGGCAATCACCTACCTCATCTGCAATAGCCTGACGATTGAATGTACCGTCACGCATAATCTTCTTTACTTTGTTTGCTACCTCACCTGCTTCTGCTGCAAGACCAAGGGCAGGGTAGATCACTGCATGTTCTTGTTTGTAGACTGCAGTCTTAGCAGCTTGCTTCTGGTAGTAGTTCATAGTGATGTCTACATCCTCGTTGTAATACTCGAATGCTTCTATGTCACTCTCATTGATCATACTCTTCATCCTCTTCTAACACATCAATAGGCATGTCGTTGTAGAAATAATCTGACAAGTCTATGTCACCACGTTCAACTAACAATTCAAGGACTACATTCTCAGTGATGTCATTCATCTCTAAGAGTTTAGTTAGTCCATAACTATCAACCAACAATTCAAGTTGTCCTCTGTAATCAAACATCATCCACTCCCATACTGCCGTTTGATTGTTTCGAGTGATACAAACTCAGGCTCGTAGACACCGTTCTCTAATTCACGTTTAACTACAACACCTTTCCACCACTCATTATTAGACTGTCCTGCCCACGTTTCCTCGCTTCCCTTGAAGCATCCCGCAACAAGCCCGATAATCGAAGAAGGATGTGCAGTATCTTTAAAATAAATACTACGTTTATGACTGTGACCACAAGTAGAACTATGGTTCCTGTTTTGTAGTAGGGTGTAAGCATGATGAACACCAGAGACAGGTGTCCCATAATTGCCAGCACCAAAGAAGTGAGCGTAAGATACGCCATCGTAATCAGCGATACTGGGGGCCGAATTGTGGTACTCATGGTACTCGTCGAACCACTGCTTCGTTTGAAGATGGCTGAAGGATATCCCGTACTTTTCTCCCTGTAGTCTTGGGTCGTGGGCGATAGCTTTTTTGATTCTATTTTCATGGTTACCTTCAAGTCCTATCCAGAAGGGACGTTTACGTTTATGATGTCTGAACTTCCACCGTAGTCTTTCTTGTGCATCATTATAGCACTCAATATCTTTACCGTAGTTCTGTGATACAATAGCCTGGGGGTATCGTGTATCGAAACTGTTGAGTGATTTAAGATCAGCACCGTCACCTAAGTCTACAACGTAGTCTGGTTTCAGATCGTATATGAATGCACCTAACCAACTGAACCTGTCGTTAGGCGTACCTGGATCAGCGTGAGCACACGTGAATACCAGTACAGTCTTCTTCTTTTTAAGCATCGTATATATTATTGTTACGGATAACAACACCCTCTATAGATTGAGATACTTTCTTAGCTTCTTTGTATGCCTCATCGAAAGTCTCGTATAACATTTCTGTTTCTTCTACTTGACCATTGTACTCTGATAAGTAGACAACACAGTAAGGACTATTACCGTTTTCATCCACGTACTCAGGGTGCTCAAATGGTTCTTGCAACACCTTGTGTAGTATGAGTTTCATTTCTTAGGTTCCTTTAACCAAGCATTAGGGATAACCCTGTCTGCGTATTTGAATCCGTACTTGTCGCACCACATACCGTAGGTAGTCTTACTACCCTTATATAGTTTAGTCCTACTATTTGTAAAGACAAACCGTATGTCTAAGTCAGGGTACTGATCACGTACAGCTAAGTGTTTAGCACGGTCAGGGGATATAAACCGTCCCTTGGTTTCGATTATGATACCGTTCTCTAAAACAAAGTCAGGTGTGTAAGTCTTAGTCTTAGGATCAACCCACTTAATCTTGAATTGCTCATAAGTAAACTTAACACCTCTCTCCTTTAAGAACTTAGCAGTATCTTGCTCAAGACCTGAACGGTAACCTGCCCTCAGTGCTCTCTGTCTTACCTTAATCTTCATCCATAGATACCTCTGGAACTTTAGGTTCTGAGCGTACATCAACTAGGTAGACAGGGCCAGTGCTGTAAATAAACTTACGTGCTTCAGGCCAACACTGCTTCTTAAACTCACAGTAGCTACACATCATAGGCAGCTTGCTATTGGGACTCGACTTGGACTGTGGAACTTTCTTCTGTCTTTGATCAGGCATGTCACCTGTGACAAGTTCTTTAGCCTCTAGCATCTCTTGCTCTTTGGTTCTGAGTTCCTCTGTGAAGTCATAAACATCTAGGCACATGTGTCCGTTCTGTTTATCTATCGCTAAGAATGCGCCGTGTGTTTTATCTGTTACCTTGTCATCATCCTGTCCTGCATACACATAACTAGATAACTGACTGATGTAACCGAATGGATCGTCTTGTCGTAGATTTCCTTCCTTGAACTTCTTGAATGCGTATGGACTACAAGACTTGACATCAATAGTCATACCGTCAATCACTGCATCACGATGTCCTTTAATACCGTGTACATTCAGACGATCTTGTTGTCCTTTAACATCATGTCCTGCAGCCATTGCAATGGTCAGTGCTAGTTCCTCAATCATGTCACCATAAAAGAACT